ATGATGGAATATTTACTTTCTTTGTTACAGGATTTACTCAAGGTATTTCTTACTATAGTTGTTACAGCTTATGCAAATAAGTTCGCTAACAATTTGTTTAAGAAAAGTAAAAGAGCCACCCCTCGCCGTAGGAAGCAGGGTAGCTCTAAAAGAAAATAAATAGCAACCTTGCCATCTGATGGCGGCAGTTACTGGAAGAGATGTTAACGGCATCTCTTCTTTTATTCTATGCAATTTAGATAAGTGTCATACTCACTATATAGTAAATATATATTCACTATACAAAGGTGATTCTAGTGCAAATATACCATAACCTTATTTTTTGGTCAACGCAGAGAGCGGAGAATGAATAGTAAGTTTATAAAGGTTCACAAAATAAATATCCATGGTAAAATATACGTATCCATACTTCTAAGTCCACAAAATTTGTGGGCTTTTTTTATTAATACAAAATTAGTATTTTAACCAAAAAGAAGAGACCATTGTAATATACAATGGTCTCTAGCCTTAGAAGTTGGAAACTACTAAGACGATTTGTGATGGTAAAACGATTATAGCATATAATAATTAAAATTAAAATGGACCTTATAGGATTTGAACCTATGACCGGACGGTTATGAGCCGTCTGCTCTGACCAACTGAGCTAAAGGTCCATGAATCATAAATAGTATATCATTTTTGAAAAGAAAAGACACCCTAAGGTGCCTTCCTCCGACTTGATAACCACTTTAATTTTAATAATATGAGTATTGGATGCCGATCCAATATAATTATAACACGTTACGCAATATTAGAACTTGAGAAAAAACAAAAGCGCTCTTTCGAGTGCCAAATTTACTATTCCAACTTCAATGTGATTTCTTTCCCTGTCATACCACCACGAGCTTTTAAAACTAATCCTTGCGCATCTTTAGGTACATCAAACACGATTTTCCCTGTTTGTGAAAGACCAGGATTCAATTTTTCTAATAAGAATTTAGAGTTACCGCCATTTGCTACGTTCAATTTAATTTGTGCAGCAGAACTTGGTGAAAATTCACGGTCTTGGTTATCAACTAATTTAAAACTATTACTACTTAATGTAATTGCATCTTTTTGATTGTTAGTTAGTGTTAACTCAACAACTTTAAAGACTCCTTGAGCTTTTTCATTTATATGTTCTGAACCAACTGATTCTAAAGTTTCAACAGTTCCTACAGCGATATTAACTTTAGAAGACTCACCTTCTTTAGAAAGTTCCTTTTTAGGCTCTTCTTTTTTAGCTTCGTCCTTCTTAGGTTCATCTTTCTTCGTTTCCTGTTTAACCTCTTGTTTTGGTTCAGTAGAAGCTGTTTTAGTTTCTTCTTTATCTTTGTTGCTATTACCGTAAGCTCCAAGTACTATGATAACAACGATAACCCAGAACCACCATTTTTTGTAGAACGGTTTTTTCATTTTTTGTTTCCTCCATTTATAATATGTAAGATTTCCGAGCTTATCATAGCAAACATTTAATCATAATATTGTCATATCTTGTCGAATGAACATAAAAAGCCCTCAACAAATTATTAAGGGCTGCGGAATGTACTGGTAATCTATGATTTTAACAATGTATATGCAATATTGCATATTTCTACAAAGCGCGTGAAATCAATGAAACAGTCTTAATTTCTCTATTTTCTGTATATTGAAGAATATTTTACCTCTTTCATTGGAAAATGGAGGGATATAAGATAGAATCATACAAACAAAAATTAAGTGTATTAATTGCATAAAAAAAGAGAGCTTAGCGCTCTCGGCGGGGATAATGATAAAACTTTATCACCATTCGTTAGAAAACATTTCCCCTACAATGAATGTAAATCAAAAGATATCTTGATTATCCTCAAGCATATCAATTAATACGGAGACTTGCTTACAAAAGCGTTCTCTCTGGTGTTCATTTAACGTCGTATACGTTGTTTGAACATTAGATAATAATTCTTGTAGCGGTTCATCTTCAAAATCGCTCTGGAATCCAATAAGCACGTCTACCGATACATTGAAAAAGGAGGCGATACGAATTAGAGTGTCTATATCCGGTTGATACCGCTCAGTTTCCCAGTTTTTGATTTGGCTTCTGCTCAAGTTTAACCTGTGGGAAAGTTGTTCTTGAGTTAAGTCGCGTGACTTCCTTAGTTTTTTTAGAATCTGTCCAAAGTGTCTCATAATTTAAAGTATAAATACTAAACAACTATACTACTATTAATGGGCGTATAACTACCTTTAAGTGTCAAATGGTAGAATTAGTTTATGTTTCAGAAAAATAAAACAGAACAAAAGTTCGTTTTTGTGATAAAATATGTACACGAGGTCTTCACACGTCCTATGCAAAATTGCATATTTGATTCCATACAATGCAAGAGACGTTGTTGTAGAGGGGTTTCTTAATTTTCTCAAGAGTTTTCAGATAATTACAAGACCGAATTTTGGGAAATTTATGTTAGTATGAAAATAATAAAATAAACGGACGTAAGAAAAGACCCACGGTGTAAGTAGTGCGCAAACACTCTTACACTGCCCCCTAAGCCAGCTAGGGAACATTGTCGCGAATCTCTTACATAATTATAACACAACTTAGATTGAGAGTGGCACGTTTTTCCTTTATATGTAATAAAATGGGGTTTACGTGTCTTTTTGTTCCGAACGAAAGGGAGCAATTTTATGCAGAAAGTGTTGAGTAAGTTGTCCGATGATATGAACAGTAAAAACATCAATCGAAATAAATTGGTGAAAAAGATGGATATTGACCCTGCGACATTATCTAGATTTTTAAAAGGGAAGCATCAATTACTCTTTAATAAATATGGCGAGATGCTTAAAGAAGTGTATCCTTATGAGATAAATGCTAGAAGAGAATTTTGCAGAAAGTATTCGAAGGCTTTAAAAAGGCCTGCCAATAAGAAAGCTGCTATGTATTATCTTTTGTCTCATGGAGAACTTGATATTTTAAGTGAATTGATTATAAAAGAAAAAGACACTAAAAATTGCGAATGGGCTATTGTATGTGAGTTACTCTATCTAAGGTATAGTGGCAAGATATCTGGTGATAAGTTGCTAGATGAATTTGATGAAGTGACCAGAGATTTTGCAAACAAAACATTAGAAATGGAAGTCTTGTGTGGCATAGTTATGTTACATGTCAGGTATGACCAGGAGAATTATAAAGAAATGAACAAGCTTTCTGACGATCTTATTGAGAAAGCAAAAGGTATAAAGGATAAATACATAAGGGATTTTCTCGAATTTAAGATACAAGAAGTAATAGTGTACGGTCTACTTACATGTGCTGAAATCGATAAAATGCGAAAGTGTTGCTATAAAATTTTGAATGATATTAATTCGGAGAAATTTTTCCCTGTTTTTAGGGTTACAGCTTATGGGGTTTTAGGCCAATCTTATATTTTTACAGATTTTAAGAAAGCATTATTTTACTTGGAAGAAGCAATAAAATTAATTGATAAAGGGCCTGGATTGCAGCTAACAGCACGTAAAAATCTATTTTTAAATACTATAGACTTTTTAAAGATTTATTGGAAAGTGGATTTAAATAGTATTAATCCGATAGTTAAGTCAGAAGAAGCATTTTTAGAAATTCAAAAAGGTAATAATGAAAAAGCTCTAGAGATATTAATGGAAATTTTAAAAGAAAAGGGATACCTTGATGCATACGAGACATTCTACCTCGCTCTTGCGAAAGGAAATGACAAAAAAATATTGAGTGACGCTTTATATTTATTCGAGCAATCTCAAAATATTTTTTATTCATTTTTACCGAAGAAATATCTAGGAATAATGTCCCACAAATGCTATAATTTAGTTGGGTGATGCTAAATGAAAAAAATACTATCGCTAATCACAAGCGTAGCATTAGTTGGCGGTTTCTTATTGACTCCAGCTGATAACAAAGAGCAAACAAAACAAGTCGCTAAGAAAGCGCAGACACAAATTACATTGTACTCAGAAATGGGGCCTGGCACAGGGGTCTAATTTAATAAATAGATAATAATGACGTCTTCTCTTGCAGAAGGCGTCATTATTCATTTTCGGGGTTATTGAACTTTTTATCCAAAATACGATAAAGTTCAATGAATGTGAATGTATTCACAAGCTATCATGAAGATATTGGAGGATGTTGGGGATGACACAAGAACAATTAGAACTATTGAAAGAATTAGCGGAGGTTTGGCTTTCAGAAAATAAAGAGGGGACTGCAGAAGAACTATTAAATTTCTTGCAATCAAAATAACATAAATAAAAAAGGCGACCATCAACGGCTAGCCTTTTTTATCAATCATTTTTCTTGTTTTTTGTGAAGTTAACATACATTAAAGCTTGTTTCCAAACGTTTTCTTGTTCTTCTTTTGGTAGATCGGCTACTAATTCGGCGAATTTCTTTGCTAAATCATCTGTTTTATTGTCTTCAGATTCATTTAATCGTGGATCATCCGTTAATCCTAACAAATAATCAGTAGTACAATTCAAAACAGTAGCTATCTTAGTAATTGCTTTTCTTCCTGCATCTTTTTTATTGTTTTCTATCTCTGATATTGTTGATTTCTTTAAATCCACACGATTCCCTAATTCTTCTTGTGTCCACTTCATTTCTTTCCTTAATTGTTTTACCCTATCCCCACGCATAATTAATCCACCCTTTATAATTATATTGAAACTTAAATCTGATCAGTTAGTAAACAAATTCATTAGCATCGTAGTATTACTGTAGTAGTGTTACAGTAATTAAGTTCATTTTATTATAAAAGTTCGCTCAGAGCAAACTTTTCTGATGTTATAAATTGTAATAGTATTATTAATCGATTTAAAATAAATAAAAAACTTTCAAAAAATAGTTCACTTTTTTCGAACTTTTTGATATAGTATTACTTGTAAGCGAGGTGAACAGGAAAATGATTTTTGACAACAAAAAATTGTCGGCTTTGCTTGATGAAAATGATATGAGACAAATACAACTAGCTAAAGAAATAAAACGCTCTAAAAGCACGGTTTGCGAATATGTTAAAGGCACAAAATCACCAGGTAAAGAAGCAGCTTTTGCTATTTCTAGAGTGTTTTCGGTACCTGTCGAAGATCTATTTAAAAGGGTTGAATAAATCGAACTTAATAATGTTAAAAATGATATTTTTTTAAATGTTAAGTTCGATTTTTTCGAACAAATAAAAGGAGTGAAAACAATGAATCAGCTACAAAAATTTAAAAACGAAATTTTTGAGGTATCAGCAAAATTCGAAAATGGCGAAATATTGTTCGATGTAGAACAAGTCGCTAAGAGTTTAGGATTTACTCAACTTAAAAATAAAAAAACTTACATTAGATGGACAACAGTCAATGGATATTTAAAAAAGTACGTTTCCCAAGATGTTGGGAAAGGCGATTTAATCCCCGAACCATTGGTATACAAACTAGCCTTTAAAGCGAGTAACGAAATAGCGGAAGCTTTTCAAGATTGGTTGGCAATTGAAGTACTTCCTTCTATTAGAAAACACGGAGCATACATGACACCAAACACAATTAATGCTCTACTTCAAGATCCAGACTTAATTATCGGTCTTGCATCACAACTTAAGCAGGAACAACAAGCGAGACAGGTTGCTGAGCAAAAGAATCTCATGTTAACACAACAGATTGCAGAAAATGCATCAAAGATTACATATCTAGATCAAATTCTTCAATCGCAAGATACAGTAACAGCCTCACAAGTTGCAGCCGATTACGGATTATCAGCAGTAAGGTTAAACAAAATTTTAAACGATGAAAAAGTACAGTACAAAGTGAACAAACAATGGCTGCTTTACTCGAAACATCAAAACAAAGGCTATACAAAATCACAAACAGTAGATGTAACTCATTCGGACGGAAGCCGCTCAGTAAAAATGAATACTCGTTGGACACAAAAAGGAAGGCTCTTTATCCATGAAATCCTAACGAAACGAGGAATTATTCCAGAAATGGATAAGGAGGCGGTCTAAGCGAAAACAAAGTGTTCAGTAGATTATCAAATTAAAATTTTATAAAAAGAAAGGAAGATATAAAAAATGAAGAATTCAACAGTTCAAATAGCTTTGGCAATTACAAAGTTTTCAGCTCAAAAGGGATGGAGGGATGAAGAGTTTTGGGAGGCTATTGAGTTACTTCGCTTCAATAAAGAAGATGAAAGACAAACAACTGTAGAAAAATTAGATAGTATTCCAGTCACTAATGATACCGCAAACGATTATCCAATTATGTTAAACGTAACACACGTAGAAGAAATATTAGGAGTAGCTAAAAGAACAGCTTACGACATTATGGATCAAAAAGGTTTTCCTTTAGTGAAAATTGGGAGAAAGAAAGTAGTTCCAAGAGATGCATTCTTTAATTGGCTAGAAAAGGGGGTGTCAGCATGATGGAAGATACAACATCATTAGCTATATTAGCAATGGTAATCGCATGTGGGTCATGGTTGTTTTACATCACTTATGAACCAATAAAAGCATGGGCATGGAGTGGAGTAGAACAAAATAAAAAGACCCACGGCAATGGGTCCTTTGAAAAAAATAAGTTGTTATAAGTATACCACGGGAAGTAGTGAAATAGTACATGGATTTAATTGAACATCAAGTGCTATTACCTAATAAGTTCTGGGACTTAGCAAAAAACAAAGATGAATTAAAGAAAATGATTGAACAGTATTTCAGAGTTGGATATCCAAATTATGAAATTCAACGAATTATAAAAAGTGGACAAGCATATGTGGCAGTTTGTACGAGGAGGTAATTACAGTGTCAGAAGTTAAATGGATAAAGCTTTCAACTAGTATGTTTGAGGATGAAAAAATACGTTTAATTGAAAGCATGCCTGAAGCGGATACTTTATTAATTATATGGATTAGATTATTAGCGCAAGCCGGAAAAACAAATGCGAGTGGGTATATTTTTCTTAGTAAAAACATTCCTTACTCAGATGAAATGCTTGCAACTCTATTCAATAGACCGATTGCAACAGTGAGATTAGCACTTCAAACATTTCAACAATTTGGAATGATTGAGATAACAGATGATCAATACATTTGTATTTCGAATTGGGAGAAACACCAGAATGTTGATGGTCTAGAACGTGTGAAACAATTAAATGCAGAACGGAATAAAAAATACCGTGAACGTAAGAAACAGCAACAATTAACACTAGAAAACAAGGGGAATGAAAGTGACGTTCAAATGACGTCACGTGACGGTACAGATATAGAAGAAGATAAAGAATTAGATAAAGATAAAGAATTAGAAATAATTAATACATCTTCTTCTGACGAATCAGATACAAAAGTATCAATCCCTTATCAAGAAATCCTAAATTACTTAAATGAAAAAGCAGATAAAAACTTTAATCATAAAGCCGAGAGTCACAAAAAACTAATTAGAGCGAGATGGAATGAAGGTTATACAGTTGAAAACTTCAAAACCGTCATTGATAACAAGGTATCACAATGGCTTGGAAAGTTTGATAAAGAAGGGAAACCTCTTGATCAATATCTAAGACCGAGTACATTATTTGCTCTAAAACACTTTGATAATTATTTAAACGAAACAGTAAAAGGAGAGAATTCAAATGCAAGCTCTAAAAAGCACAAAAACAATGAATTCATTCAAAAATACGACTTCTCAAAACGCTAGTCAAAGATATGCACTTTCACCTAATAGATGCACGAATGTCTTTTTAGTAGGGAAAGAAAAATTTAAAGACGTTTGCAGTAAACGCATGTTGATTGATACAGAAACAAATGAGGAGTTTTGCCCTCAATGTAGGTCGGTAGAAAAAGAAGATCAGAAATTAGCTATAGAGACACTAGCTATAAAAAAGAAAAATGAAATCATTCATTTATATGATTCATTTGCTGATAACAGCTTAATAAATGACAAACTCAAGAAAGCTACATTTGAAAATTATGTACCAACTAAAAAAGAATTGGCGGATGCAAAAGAAACGATTATGGATTTTGTTACTTCATTCAATAGAGAAGAACCAACAAGCATGATAATAACGGGTGATTACGGAGTAGGGAAAAGCCATTTGTGTGTGGCAGCCACTAAAGAACTTATGAAAAAGGGTCACAGTGCAATGTTTATTCAAATGAATAAGCTATTTACCAAAATCAAATCAACTTGGAATAAAAACAGTGAAATGACAGAGGACAAGCTTATGTCTCTTCTAGCAAAAGTTGATGTCTTAATTATCGATGACTTTGGAGCGGAATTTACGGAGAAAGATAAAGAAGGCGTTACTTGGAAACAAACGAAGACAAATGAAATTGTAGACAGCCGTATAGGTAAAAGTACTTTATTCACTACTAATTTTACAATCGGTGAATTAGCAGGAATGTATGGAGAACGTGATTTTAGTCGAATGATGGAAAACGCTGAAATGTTAGAAATGCATGGGGATAATTATAGATTACGCAATTTCAAAAAGGGGGAATAAACATGTGTGCATTATGCCGTAATACAGGAATTATTCGTAAAGAAACTTTTCCAGGCGTGATTGAAACGAACGGTTGTAATTGTGAAGTAGCAAAGCAACAGCAACAAGAAAATGATAAGCGTTGGAAAGCGTACTTAATAAAATTTGAGTCAATGAAACAAGAGTTACAACATAAACAGCAACAAAAAGTTAGCTAACAAGAAAAAGGGGGATTTCAGTCGTATGAAGCCTACGAAAGTTGAAATCGATGTTAATGATAATAAAATTTACGTGGTCAAAAATGGTGAAGTTACTCCGCTGAAGCCTCCAGCAACAGGATTTGGTGAACAAATCATTACGTGGCAAAGTGGGAAGGTTGATCGCGTATCAACTACGTATACGGAAAAAATCAAATAACTGGAGATGCGATTATGAAGCAATTATCGATTGATGATGTAATAGGGAGTTTTTGCTACAACGCCATAAGCACCAGTGAAAAGTTTTTAAATCCAAGTTTTGAAGTCCATTTCTACGATAAAGAAGAACGGCAAAAGATGGATTGTTTTGATGCTAGGAGTGAATCTGAAGCTTGGAATGCAGCGTTAGAAGAGCATGGCAAGGGGATTCAGAAGATTATGATAACTCATTCGAATCGTACTAGGACGCAATTTTTGGCACTTGATTAGGGGGAGAATGATGGCGGCTTTAAATCGCTGGTTAACCGATGAAGAATATGCAAGAGCTTTATCTAATGGAATTAGTAGAAAGACGCTACATTATCGTGTATATGAAGCGGAATGGGATTTAGAAGAAGCACTAACAGCACCGCCAGGAAGCGTAAGACATAACAAGTTTGAGGGAATGCACACGAAATGGCGTAGAATCGCTGAGGCGAATGGCATAAACGCAGCTACATTTTACAGTAGATTAAATAGCGGTTGGGGATATCAAGAGGCTTCTACGAAACCAGCTATAAAAAGAAAAGGTTTGGGAAAAGTGTGGTTAGAACGAGCTAAGCCCAATGGAATTGGCTATAGCACGTTTATGACAAGAGTAATCACTAGAAAATGGGATATAGAAAAGGCTGTAACAACACCAGTAATTAGAACTGGAAAAAATGCCTCAGTACGATTCGAGAAATCGATTGTGAGAAACTGAAGGAATTAAAAAAGGAGCTGGAGATAATGAAGGAAGTAATCAAGGAATATATAAATCAATTGCAACAATCAGCGCTAGAAAACAGAAAGGAATCAGACAAAGCGTATGAAGCTGGAGATTTAGGTTTATCAGGTTACCATCGTGGTCAATGGATTGCGAATGAGGGAACAGCAATTGCATTAGAGACTATCTTAAATCAGCACAGAGGGAAAAGTGTGGATTCAGATCTATTAAAGTAAGACCAAATTAAATTTTTATAAAAAAGGAGGCGAGAGGATGGATAAAAATATGAAAAATTCAATAGTTCAGTTCGATAGTGTAATAGAAAAATACCATGGATACAAAGAACTATTAAAGAAAGACTTAAAAGAAATTATTTTAAAGAACTGTAAAACCTACGGTGAAATAGACAGGTTTCTATTAGTTCAAACAAAAAGCGCTCATTGGAATAATAATCAGTTCAAAACACTGATTATAGAAGAGTTGAAAGAAGGATTTGAAAGAGAAAAGAACAGTCTTTCGGTACAATAGATTGTTATCAAATAACAGAAAACGAGGTGGGAAATAATGAATATACAAGAAGCTACTAAGTTAGCAATGGAACAACAAAAATTTATTTCACGAATTTATTTCATTAAAACTTTCAAGGTCAAAATTAAACCGACTAATGGCTACGTTTTATGTGAATCTTATCCGCTTAACGTTGATGAAATTGGAGCACCAAATCCTCGTAGAGGTTGGCAGCCTAAAGCCGAGGATCTGGTAGCTGATGATTGGATTGTTATCGATTAAGGAAGTAAAGAGTTTATCTCTTTAACAGTTTTGTATCCTTTTTTCAATAAAGTATCTTCTTCTCGATATGCAATTCCTGTTGAGAGTAAAGTCGTCATATACGGAATGTCATCTGATTTATAAATAGACACGAAATCCTTTTCTTCTAAATGGTATAAAGCTTTTGAGATAGTTTTTTCGGATTCTTCTTGACATAACTCTTGAAACTTTTCAAAAGAAAACATATCAGTTTCATGCTTTTTATACTCAGTTACCATGTGTTTTAATAGTTTTTCTGAAAGCTTAGTCATTTTCATTAATTACACCTCCCCTCTATGGGGAATTATACCAAGAAAATTACAAGAGATGAGAATTTTATGAAGTATTTAGTCGGAAAGCAAGTCAAGTATGCGTAGAGGTAAAGTAAGACCAAATTTGAATTTTATTAAAAAGGGAGAGATGGGTAATGAAATTTGGAATTTATTTGGGTGGAGAATTAATGGAGGATTACGATGATATTTTAAAAGCTTATGAGGATGCAATTTATGTAACAAAAGAGACGGGTATTCCACACGAAGTGAAAATTATTAAATCAGAACAAAACTAAACAAAAGCGTTATTTTAATCGAAAAGGGGAATGAGAAATGGCCAGAAGACAAGCTAATAAAATCGTACGAGTACAATTTTCAGAGAATCGTGTAGTGATGTTTGGTAATTCATATAAACCTTGGGAAATGCAATTTGATGAGTATTTATGGCTATTAAATCAAGAAGGAAAACTTGATGGCGTGGAAAAAGTAACTGTTTCGGATAGTGAATGGGTATCGTGGGGCGGCTTGAAATGGTGCCCAGAAGAAAGATTTCAACATCAATTAAATCGTGAAGGTTGTCAGGATTCAGATCCAGATAATCCAAAACCTCGTCAGTATAAAGAAATGACATTTTATAAAGATGCCAGTACAACAAGAAAAGTAAATAAATCCGTATCTAATTATAAAAAGGGAATTTATTAATAGAAAAGAGGAATGAAAAATGGATGCATTAGACTTATATATCTTTTGTAAAGATAAAGAAATGGATTGGCGTGATGACAAACTTGTTATATGGCTTCGTTTTGATCAATTAAAAGAGTTTACTGAGTTAGTAGGTCCTAGTCATTTTGATGAAGGTGGTATGGAAGTACATCTTAAAAGTGATTGTATTGCATTTGACCTATGTGAGATTTGTGAGGATTGGGAGATTGATCCGGAAAGAATTCTAAAGAAAGAAAACTAAACAAAATAGTTATTTGGTAGAAAGGAATTGGACATGAGTATATTTAATGAGGATTTTGAAAGTGCTGTAGTTGTTTTGAGTGATGGAAAATACAAGATTTTAAAAATTGATGTAATTGATGTATCGGATCAAGAAAAGAGACCAGATAAAACACTTCAAATTACACATAAAATTGAGGGGTTTGAAGTTCCTATCTATTTGCTAATTGATAATGAAGAAGAATATTTCACATTTGGAATGTCTGTTGGGGAAGGTAGCTCATTATTCATACCAGTTACTGATGAAGAAGTATTTGAAAAAGCTGTTCAATTAGTAGCAACTTTGGATGAAGAAGATTAAATAAAAACATTATTTAAAAACAAAAAGCCCTAGAGTTAGGGCTCTAGGGCTTCTTGTTTTGGTATTCTCACACGGTTTTATAAAAAGGATTGAACGTATTAAAGATAACATGTGAATGTTTCATAAATGTATCGAAAAAGTGAACAAAATTGCTATTGCAGAAGAACCAGAAATGAAGTTTCTAATACGTAAGTACGTGAAAGGTATTATTTCCAGTGAATAAAATGCGTATGGGGCACCTAATCATTATTTTATTGGAGGAAAAGAATATATTATGAACTTGGTTGCATGAAAAAATGAAAATTTTAATTTTAGAGTGAAACTGAACAAAATTCTTATTTTATAACGAATAAAGGAAAGAACCTTTTTTAATAAAAAGTTTCTTTCCTCAAAGTGTGCAAGAAATTCAAGGTAACTGGACCAGAGCACCATGTAGAATTTCTTGTGATATTAATGTATTCAAAGGAATTTAAAAGATGAATGGAAATTAAATAAAATCCTTATTTTAAAAATAAAGAGCGCCTTGTAGAGCGCTCTTGACACCTAATCATGAATCATTATGTTCCAGCTTAGATTTCTCAGCTGGAGGAATAAAATGCTCACGGACAAAGTTTTGATAAATCATACTGCTTATAAATGTAATATAAAACACTACACACAAGAAGATTAAAATGTATTTAAATACTTTGTTCATATTAGCACCACCCTAAAAGAGAGTTTTAATAGGATGTGTAAAAAAAGGTACGGTTATACAAGGGCAGAGCGGTTAGCAAGAATAAAACAAAATCTTTATTTGAAAACAAAAAAGAGCTTACTTATCAGTATGCTCTTAGAAAAAAAGGTGGAATGCGGGGAGTGGAGTGCCCCTATACAATAACATATGCTTGTCTGGTTGAAATGTGACAAGCTGTTAATAAAATCGTTATCTTGTACGGAAGCGAGGTGAAGGTAATGGAGTTGGTTTTATGGATAATTATCGGTATTTTGTTCGGTCACATTGTTTGTATAAAGCTGGATTTAAACCACTTGAAAAAAAGTTTAGATACTTATAAGGAAATGCTGGATATACAAAACGAAAAGATTGATGACGTTTGGGAGTATGTTAAGAAACTTTAACCAAAACGCTAATTTAATCGATTTTAGAAATACCATATATACCCCATGAATATTAAAAGGGAAATTCCAATTGTAATTAATAAATATTTTAGAATTGTGGGTATTAATTCCATCGAATAGCTCCTAAGTTTTTTGGTTATTTTAGGCATTTAGGAAGTAATTTATGTATATAAAAACTTCATTTTAGAGCAAAGGGGAGTTGGCTAATAGAGCTAAAGGAGTACGCCATATCGTTGTATCCTCTTTGTTGAATAAAGGTACAGTTTATGTTTCGGCAGAAACATAAAAATCCCCCGCCTTAAGCTTGAGCTGGGGGATCGGAAATTCAATATTACATTTATCACTTGACAGTCTGTAGATATAGTTAATACATATATGGATTTTCCGAAATTAAACGCACTAAAATCACCTGAATATTACTGTTATTGGATTCGGTATACATTTAATCTTGCGCTTTGCCTTGTTACCCCACCATTGCCAGCCTGGTTCATTAAAACTTTTGGTTCATTACTATTATTAATTACTTGTACAGTAGTCATCTCATTAATTGGTAATACTAAACTAAGAGATAGCAATCCACCAGTTGTGTTAGACATTGACCGTTGAGTTTGGACACCATTGGTAAATATGGTGAATATATTTGGTGATGTTGATGTAGCTTCTAATACAAGAAAATATTCTAAAACATATACTCCAGGATCCATAATGGTTAGTGCATCTGAGCCGTTAAATGTAATATTTTCTGTTCCAGAAGTAAGGTCAAATTCTACTGGTGATCCTACTGGTACGGTCACAGAACCAGAGGCATTTCGAACAACCCATCTATATGTTCTAGGCATATTAGGCCCTGGAGGCCCTTGTTCTCCTGGAGGCCCAGGGTATCCTTGCTGTCCTTTAGGTCCTGGAGGTCCTTGTTCTCCTGGAGGCCCTGGATATCCTTGCTGCCCTTTAGGTCCTGGAGGTCCTTGTTCTCCTGGAGGTCCTGGAGGACACTGTGGGGGACATGGTGGAGGACATTGGCATGGTGGAGGACATTGACATTGGCATGGTGGAGGACATTTCCTCTGAGGCATTGTTGTATATCCGGGATACTTATCATATCTTGGGGGTTCCTCATATCCGTGAGACTCCTCATATCCGTGAGATTCCTCATATCCGTGAGATTCTTCATATCCGTGAGATTCTTCATATCCATGATACTTTCTAGGATTGATATTGTTCGCATTGTTGTAATTATTCCTCAAAAAAAACCACCCTTTCATGATGCTTATTTTAGACTTTATACAAATCTATTCATGGATAGGTGAGAATATTCATAAAAATTTAGAGTCCTATTGAAAATTTTTGGTTCTGGTGCAAAAAATCTTACTGAAAATACTTTGTTTCAATTGTGTGATTAGAGTGTATGATAATAAATTCAAAAAATTTCCAAACCCCGACTTCAATATGTTTGGAAAAAAAAGTAAGTTTATAACCTACTTTTACACGTATCTCGGTCGAATCCCTATTTTATAAGACGACAGCTTATAGAAAGAGAGTGGTCAGGAGAGAGAAAGCTCGTAATTATTTAACTGTTACGGCGTTAGATGAGGATAAATATAAAAATTTCATTTTATAAAAAAGAGAAGCGCTTGACCAGAGCGCTCCTCCTAATACGATGTTAATACAAAATACCTATCCAATTACAATGTATATGCGTTATTTATTCAATAAATACTTTTATAATTTAAATTTTATTTTGTAGAAAATCAAAAAATAAAACGAGCACTTGTGCCAGAGTGCTCGTTTTATAAGATGATGTCATTCATTATGTTATGTTTGTGAGTCATGAACAATTAAATGAGTCGAAAAGTAAGGTTCGAAATAGTTTATGTACCTGCTAATAAACAGGTGCCTGTACTACAAAAGAGCAGCTAGCAAGGCTAACTACTCCGTTGAAACTTGTTAAAAAAAGAAATAGATGCTGTTGTTAATAAAAGAACGTATGGATATTATGTGGAGATCTTTGAGTTTTATTCAAAAAAATAAAAAGAGCACCTTCGAACAGTGCTCTTTATAGGAGTGTATAGTGCAGGAAACTTCTAGAGGTTTTTTAGGAATAAAATGAATGAGCGCGCCCCTGAAAGGAAGTTGCCATACAATAACATATGAAAATGTCATAGTGGGAGTGACAATGAAAGTATTCAAAACCAAACAAAATAATCCTTTGATCAAAATTGTAAGAGTAAATAATTTAATTCATATGCATAATATTATAAAACACTTTAAAAAAAACCTCCTTTTGTTTAAAATATATAATAGACGGCTTGTCAGATTATACATAGGGAGATGAAGGAAATGAAAGAGTATAAATTTTCGGATAATGCGATTCAACATATTGTAGATGGAATTTTAAAGGGGTATAAATCGTATTTAGTTGAAAGGAAAGAAAAAAGCAAGACATTGATTGTAAGTAGTGCATATGCATGGGTCAAGGGGAATCATATTGATCATTATGTAAAAATGGAGTGTGATAAATTAGGAATTAATTTTAAAAAAGCTAAGGCGGGTTATACGTGGGGATACTTACAATTTAAAAATGAAGATGATAGGATCATGTTTATTTTAAAAAATACTTCAACGATTAGTGACACGATGCCGACTTCGAAAAATAAATTTGATGAAGAAATAAACTATATAAATAAGTTATCGGAAATAAATAATGATGTTACCATTTACGGAAAGCCTATAAAAAAAGAGAGCAAAATAGAATCTAAACCAAAACAATTAAATATTTGGGGAACAGATTTAGAGATTGAAGAAGAAGTATTAAAGCAAAAATTTAAGCGATTTTACATTATTGCATATTCTATTGATAGTGAAACAAAATGGCTTTCGGATATTCAATTAATATTACCTGATCCTGCAACTAAGACAATGTATCGTATAGATAGTTGGAAAAAGTTTATTGGAACTTCTAAAATTGAATTTTTACCAGAAGAATTTGATGCCGTTAGAAATGAGAGAGATCCTGAAGAGAAGGTTGCGGATGGTAGTTATGATCTCATGGATATTTCAGTGGAAAAGAATGATGGTGATATTTAAGTATTCTAAGGAGGAATGATGTATGTTTGTTGGTGAAAAGTTAGCCAACATACGTTTACTATATGGATTATCAAGACAAGATCTAGCTAGTAAATTAGGGGTAACAGAACAATCCATATGGCAATATGAAAAAGGATATACATCCCCCAGTTTGGAAAAAATAAATGATTTAAAATCTATGTTTCATGTAAGGACAAAGTTTTTTTATACGAAGGATGAACTAATGGATGTTGTTAACGAAAATAACATTGCATATAGATCAGAAAAAAACGTTCCATATAAGAAAAGAACAGATAAAATTTTTCTAAATGAAATAGAACGAGTTCTAACTTATATGGAAAAATTAGTTAGCTATCCTAAGAGTATAGTTGTAGATGTGAGGAATTACAGTATAGAACAAAAAAACAAACATAATTTTAGTGAAAACAATAAAAAAGAAATTATTGAAAATATAGCTTTAAAAGCACGTAGAGAGTTTGGGCTAAATCAAGATAATAACGAAGATCTAATGTTTTTGTTAGAAAAAAAAGGTGTATTTGTTCTCGAAAAGGCATTAGGTGTTGACATTGATGGATATAGTGCATGGACGAATTACGATAGGCCATATATCGTATTAGGTAATACTAAAAAATCATCAGTAAGAAGAAACTTTGATTTAGCACACGAACTGGGCCATTTACTATTACATTATCAAATGGATATTGGTGAATTAAGTACAAGTCAATATAATGAAATTGAGCAAGAGGCTCATATGTTTGCATCTAATTTTTTAATGCCCAAACAAGAATTTATGAGCGATTTACAATGTATCAGTAAGATTTCAAACCCAGATCACTATATTGAATTAAAACAAAAATGGAAGGTATCACTTGCTGCTATGGGGCATAGAGCGTATTCTCTTGGTGTCATGAGTTATCAACAATATAGATATTTCAATGTTCTATTGCATAGATATGGTTATAAAATAAAAGAACCATTAGACAGTGAAATTCCAATTATTCGTCCAGGGAAAATAAGAAGTATATTTCGACATGTTTTGGATAAGAAAACAATTACGTTAGAACAACTATTAAAGAAATATCATTGTGACCTACAATTTTTAACTTATTTACTTAATATTGAATTATCATTTTTTGAGGCATATATAGAAAAAAAGAAGGATCATTCATTAGCGTATTTACAAAGTTTGACCGAAGTAAACTGAATACAGTCCGGCTAGAAAACTAGAGGACACCAATTTTTAGAGCAGCAATCAAGCTGTTTTAAGAAATGGTGTCCTCTTTCTTATTTTGTAAGGGGGTGGAAAAAATGAAAGCACTAAGAGATCAATTACGTGAATGGGAACAACAAACTAAACAAAAAAAAAGAAAAAACCAAAAGAGAATTTTAGCACTCGTGAAATTGAGGAATTAATGGGGATTCATAGACCTTGTTATGAACGTAGACGTGGAGCTTTAAGACAAAAGTAATTTAAAAATAAAAGGAGTGTTCTTACATGACGAAACAATTATCTTTCTTACCGAAAATCGACAGAGCAGCAACGCAAGAGAAATTAGAGGGTATTTTGGAAAGTGTACGTATATATAAGCAATTTGGAATGATGCGCAAGGAAATGAAAGTCACTCCTTCTTATGAATTGAGAGAACATGGACCTACACATGCAGTTGGAAAACCGTTAGAGGGTGTAGCGATTGCAAATATTCAACAAAGCAAACGTGAAGAATGGTTAGAGAAAATGGCATTTCGAGTTGAACAAGCATTAAGTCGATTCGGAAACAGTACAGCTGGAAAAAATCAGAGGGACATTATAGTTAAACGGTATTTAGAAGACGAAGATGTATGCGATTATATGGTGTATAACGAAATTGGCATGAGTGAGCGTACGTATCGCCGTGTGAAAGCGAGGGCATTCTATAAGCTTGCTTTTGCTCTTAGATTAGAAGTTTATGAGACAGAGAAGCAATACGGGGGTGATGACCTATGAATTTTGTCCAGCCCATACGTGATCCAGAGCAAATACAACAAATTAAAGAATATTTAAAAGAAAAGAATGCGCGTAATTATATTTTATTTGTAATGGGGATTAATACAGGGTTACGCATAGGCGACATTCTAAAACTGAAGGTGGGAGATGTACAAGGAAGTCACATTTCAATGCGTGAAATGAAGACAGGTAAGCAAAAGCGTATTCAAATTACATCATCTTTAAAAAGAGAGTTGAGGTGGTTCAACGAAGGAAGAGAAGTCGGAGAATATTTATTAAGGAGTAGGAAAGGGAAAAATCGCCCGATTGGTCGTAGTATGGCATATAAAATATTAAAAAGTACAGCTGCAGAGTTTGGATTGGATGAAATCGGTACACATACACTAAGAAAGACCTATGGATACCATATGTACATGCAGACAAAGAACATAGCTTTGTTAATGGAGATATTTAACCATTCAAGCGAAAAAGTAACGTTACGGTATATAGGAGTAAACCAAGATGCAATGGATAAAGCAATGAGCAGATTTAAAATCTAATCATTGCTTTTTCTTTTTATATTTCTACTAATTACCCATAAATTTCGTACTGTGTAATTGAGAAAAGGAAGTCTTATCAAAGCAGTGATAACAAGGGATATAGCGTTTTGGTGAATGACACACAATTAAACATATGGGTAATTCATTTGCTGCAATCATAGTATAAAATAATGAATACAAATAAATGTAGAACATAAGGGGAGGAAATCTAATTCATGTTAAATGAAGAATTATTAGAAGCGCTAATTAAATATCGAAGATTTAACGGGAAAAATCCCGATATCTTACAAGTAAATCCAAGGTATTTTAGAAGCCTTCTAGAAGAATTGAATTATCCAGAGTGGCTTATTAAAAAGAAAGAAGCAGAAACAGAAATGAAAACAAGTTTATTAGGAGTGGCAGTTGAGCTAACAGATGCAGTGGAAAAATTTGAACTGTGAAAAAAGTTGGCAGAGTCGTGACCGCTTTTTGGCAGGAAATATGCCTGTTGTTTTGGAATTATCGTGTTATATTTGTATTGTGAGAAGTGGCGGAAAACACAACTCATAAAATTTTTTTATCATATATGTTGTTTAAACGGTTTCATAATGACGGCACATAAAATCCGAAACCAGCAGATGGTACTGATTGAGTGATACCGTGATTAAGGAGAGCTTTTGCTCTTCTTCCAGTTACTTAATAGTGTTTGGTGTGCAGATGCATAAAATATTGTTAGGTGACTGGAAGAAGAATAAATCCTAAATTATCGTATATAAATTAATATAGGACAAACAGTTATAAAGCATTCTAGACGGATGCTTTTAATTATGTGATAAAAAGTTGGTAATTTTGTATAGAGGATGTTTGTTAAGGTAATCATGAGAAAAATAAATTATGAGGTGATTAAATATGAATAAAATTTGTATTGATGATAAAGTAGAGGTTATTTCAAGGTTCAATCCAGAATTATATGGAAAAGTTGGACAAGTGATGAAGACTAAGTCCAGTTCTCATGGAATAGAAGCAAGAGTAATATTTAATGATGGATATGAAACTTGGCTTGATATTGAAGATTTATCTATTATTTCTGAAAAATAGAACTTTCGAATATATAAATTTGGTATAATACATTTGTGACAAATTTATATATTGGAGGTTTATCTATTGGATTTCAGAGTATATCAAGTAATTTACCCAGATGATTTAACACAGCATGGCCAAGCATTATTTGAATTCCTTAGGGGAATGGCAAAACAACCAGGAGAGCATAGGTTTGACTATTGCATTACCAATGATATTGATTATTCTAATGATGTAATTACATTTTGTTTAAGTGAAGGACATCAATCGAATATCAATTCTGTAGATGATGATAAAAACGCATATGTGCCAGTATTATCACCATATTTGAGTACATGTGTAGCATTAGATTTGCAAGAAAAACGTCTTTTGGTTCAACATAGGGATTATCCACCTGATAATTTGTCAAAAGATACTAACATGACAAGATTATCCTTAATGTTAAATCAAGCCTTTGAATCTGTTTGTAATGCAATATTTAACTACTTAGACACGACAAGAGAAGCAGATGACGAAGATTTTGCTCATATTTTTAGGCATTATCGAGTTACGATGCTAAGAGTTAAATTGCTTGAAACAGGAAGATATATTTCAGAGGAAGCGCAAATATTTGAAGACGACATGACAAATGAACATTGGAAGCGTGGATGGACGGAAGATGGTAGTAGTATGCATGAAGTTATTCTTAAAGCACCTGGTCGTGGTGGAGAGGGGGATTTAAGAGAATCTCCTATTGCTAAAAGTTTAATTAACTTAGTAAGAAAAGACGTTATGGAAATTAATTATTGGGATGACGATGGTGTATCTGAATCATTATCGCGCAATGATTTCAGAAGATTTAGTATAGCTGGAATTAACATTCATACGTTAGCTGTTACTGCAATTCAAACTATTTCAAATGAATTGTATAATAGGCGCGGGGAAATCCGTCGCTTTATTGCAACAAGAGATTTGGATTGAAATAAAAAAGCATTCCTTTGGGAGTGCTTTTTATTTTGGAGGAGGATGAAGGATGGAAGTAATTGTTGTTTGTGGAGGAACGTTAGGTGAAGCATTCGATATGTTACATAAGGCCTTTAGTAATATGCAAAAACAGTTTAAAGAATTTAATGAACTGATTAAAATCGCATATATTCATGATGAAGAACCAGAATACAAAGAACGCATTAGTTTTCCTTTTATGCCTGTTAAGGTAATGGAATCGCAAGTGATGGATCGTAAACCTAGATGTATTAGAGCGAGGACCATTTGTTAAAAGGAGTGATGATAAATGGATAGTGTTTTAAACGGTAAGATTGCTGCGCTTGGTCTTATACCTATTGATAAGAAATCATACATTAAATATCTTAAGCCGCATGAGAAAGCTTATAAGACGGCTGGTATTGATGTTAATCGATTCAAGTATTACAAACTGTATGGAGATAAGCACATGCTTTATTCGATGGAATATCTCATGCAAACACCAATAAAAGATTTGTTGGAAAGAGATAGAGAGAATCAAAAGCGTTGGGTAAAGACAGGTGGACTACATTAAAAGTAAGGAGTGAGGATAGATGCGACTAACTAAACTTGAGAAAGCAATTGTTATTGGTACAATCTTTTCTGCTATCAAAGCGGAAGAACTTAAAGAGTATGTTGATGTGGAGAAGTTACTACAGGTAATTAAAGAAGTGGAAGCATTGGCAGATAACACAACACGTAAGGCAAAGAAAGAAGCTGATATAAGTTTAATTAGTAAGCTTATTGAATCATTCTTAGAAGAAAAGAAACCAAAGAAGGTTGTACAGTTTAGATGTATATCATGCGGATATACAGAGCAATACACTGAACGAAAAGCTAGAACTAAGGATGGATTAAAGTGTAAACGTTGTAAGTGTGGTGTAATGATTAATGAAGGAATACAAAACCAAACAACAGAAGCGTAAGTTCTATGACAGTGGTGAGTGGAAGAGTATACGTGAACAAGTAAAGAAGCGTGACAACTATGAGTGCCAAGAGTGCAAGCGCAATGGTAGTGTTCGTGTGGATACCAATGAGTACAGTGAGAGTGCAAAGCGTAAGAAGATACAGCTCGTTGTCCATCATGTAAAAGAACTAGAACATCATCCAGAGCTTGCATTAGACATAGACAACCTTGAAACAGTCTGTGTGAATTGCCATAACAAAGAACATGGAAGAGTTTACGAAAAGAAACAAAACAAATGGGAACATGATGAGAAATGGTGAAAATATAACAAAAATAACACCCCCCCTTAAAATATTTCAACAAAAATTCGTCTTAGGGGCACCGGAGGAGGGGGTTAACTGTCAGGTTTTTTTCGAAATTACGCACGTAAGGGGGGTGGGTAGATGGCTGTTAGCATTGTAAGGCTAAAAGAACAGCTCATGAATAGTATTGATATTACAGATTTAGTCGAAGTTGAAAAGGTAGAAAGGTATATTGATCTTGTCAAAGCGTTTAGAAAAATAAATAAAACTATTAATAAAGAGGGCGAGTCCGTAACAGTAAAAAACGGTTCTCAAGTTTTTGTTAAAGCCCACCCTCTTATAGGTGAGAGGAATAAAATTAACAGTTCTTTAATTGCGTTAGGAAGAGATATAAAATTTGTTTGTAAACCTAATATTCCAAAGACTGGTTACAGTAAAAGTGATTTAACATGATTAAGCAAAAGTATGTAGAAGAATACATTGAGCTTTATCGATCAGGAAAGGTAAAGTTCAATAAAGAAAGAGAACTGTTAATTAATTATCTAGAAAAATATGTTTTAAACAGGGACGATTTGTATTTTGATGATGAAATGATTGAGGATTGTATCAACTTCGGTGAGAAGTGGTATTTTCCATTGCAGCCATTTCAAAAATTCTTAATAGCATTCGTCTTTTTATTTTATAAGAAAAATGGTCGTGTATTCTATAGAAAATTCCTGTGGATGTTAGGACGAGGCGGCGGTAAAAACGGTTTAATGTCTGTTATTATCCACTTTTTAATAAGTGAATTACATGGTATTCCGGAGTATAACATTTCTGTTGTTGCGAATAGTGAAGAGCAAGCAAAAACAAGTCCAGACGAAGTAAAGAAAACTGTTCGTAGGAACGAAGTGTTAAAAAAAGCTTTTAAAGCAACCGAATCACAGACCGCCTCAAAGGCTACTGGAAGTGTAGTGAAGTTTAGGACGTCAAACGGAGATACAAAAGATGGGCTTCGTGATGGAGCTGTTCTGTTTGATGAAATTCACCAATACGAAAGCAATAAAGATGTCCGTGTTCATATTAGTGGATTGGGAAAAAAGAAAAATCCACGTGAGTTTTACATTGGTACAGATGGATATGTACGAGATGGCTTTTCAGATAGATTAAAAGAAAAGGCAATGAAAGTTTTAAATGGTGAATCTCGTCCGAATGCTGTGTTTCCTTTTATTTGTAAACTGAATGACGAAACAGAAGTTGATAATCTTGATAATTGGGAACTTGCGAATCCGATGCTATCTAAGCCTTTAAGTGAATATGCTGAAGGTTTACTTGAAACAATCAAGGAAGAATATGAAGATTTAGAGGACGATCCTAGTAACAGAGAAGAGTTCATGACAAAGCGTATGAATTTGCCTGTTACTAATTTAGAACGTTCTGTTGCAAAATGGTCAGAAATTCTTGCTACAGACCGACCGTTTCCAGATTTAGAGGGACAAGAATGTATTGGTTCATTGGACTTTGCAAGTATTCGAGATTTCGCCGCATGTGGTCTTTTATTTAGACAATCGGGCGATTATCTTTTCAAGACTCATTCGTTTGTGCGAAAAGAATTTGTTGATATTTATTATGGATATTCAAAAAAAGCAGGCGAGTTTAAAAAACAGAAGTTTGCGCCCATAAAAGAATGGGAAGAACAAGGTTTATTAACTGTTGTGGACGAGCCGACTATCAATCCTCAACATATTGTCGATTGGTTTGTAAAAATGCGTGAACAATATGGCGTTAAAAAAATTATAGCCGATAACTTCCGTATGGAAGCAATCAGACCTTTATTAGTTGCGGAAGGATTCGAAATAGAAGTAATAAAAAATCCTAAGGCGATTCATAGTTTATTAGCGCCACGGATTGAAATGGCATTTGCAAATGAACAGATTGTTTTCGGTGAGAACCCTCTTATGCGCTGGTATACACAAAATGTATTGGTTGTGATTAAGAGTGACGGAAACAAAATATATGAAAAGAAAGAGCCAGTCCGAAGAAAAACTGACGGATTTCAAAGTTTTGTTCATGCTCTTTACCGAGCTGATGAAATACAAGAAGCAGCTGACTTTATATTAAGTGATATTAGATTCTAATAAAGGGGGCGATAATCATTGGATGGCTGGATGCGATATTTAAAAGAAATAGTGAATTAGGGTTTATGTTTGATGTGGAGATGTTTATTGAGAAGACAAATAGAGTCCACATGAAACGATTGGCGATTGATACATGCATATCTTTTTTAGGAAGGACAATTAGTCAGTCGGAATTTAGAGTGAAAAACGGTGAAGAATTCGAAAAGGATGAGCTTTATTATCGATTAAACGTTAGGCCTAATAAGAATATGACAGCAAGTACCTTTTGGGAACAGTTCATTTACAAACTTATTTATGATAATGAAGCTTTAATTATACAAGCAGATGATGGTGATCTACTTATCGCTGATGACTTTGAACATAATGAGTACGCTGTGTTTGAAGATACTTTTACAAATGTCACCGTAAAAGATTATCAGTTTAAGAGAAGTTTTAAACAAAGTGAAGTCATTCATTTAAGATATCGTAATGACAAGTTATCACCGCTTATCAATGGGCTTTTTGCTGATTATGGTGATTTATTCGGTAGGATATTAAGCTCTCAAAAACGTAAAAATCAAATTCGTGCCACAGTTGATATGGACATGCTTGCTGCAAAGAGTAAAGACCATCAAGCAAAACTCCAAAATTTTATAGATGATATGTATAAAGCTGTTGGAGAAAATGATATTGCTATCATTCCACAACAACCTGGTTTTAAATATGAAGAAACATCAGGTGGTGTAAATTCTGGTCAAAGTGTGGATGAAATAAACAAAGTAACTAATGGATTTCTGAATCAAGTAGCTATGGCTTTTGGTATTCCGACCGCTTTGTTATATGGCGAAATGGCTGATGTTGAGAAGCAAACGAAGAATTATATGCTTTTCACAGTGAAACCATTATTAAAAAAGATTTCAGATGAAGCAAACGTTAAATTTTTTGAAAAAGAAGAGTATCTTTTAGGTCAAAAAATTGAAATTAAAGCCGTTTCTTATCAAAGCATATTTGATTTAGCAACAAGCATTGATAAGCTTATTTCTTCAAGTGCATTTACAGGAAATGAAATCCGATTAGAAGTAGGATATGGAGTTTCTGATGATCCTAACTTAAATACACATCATATTACGAAAAACTATACGAAACTAACCGAATCTGAAGGAGGCGAGAAAACAAATGAAACAGATGAAACGTAAATTTGGTTTTAAGAATCAAAAATACAATGAGCAGTTAGCAAACATTCCACATAATTTTGCTGTGGTCCATGATGAAGACAATGAAGTGAGTGAATTGACGATTTACGGAGATATTGGTGAATCGTGGTGGTGGGAATCTACTTCAGCAGCTGATATTGATCAGGCCTTGAAAGCGGCAGGAAATAACGATTTAGTTATTCATCTGAACTCCCCTGGTGGTAGTGCTTTTGATGGAATTGCTATTTACAATCGTCTAAAGTCACACAAGGGAAAGGTGAAAATCCATGTAGATGGATGGGCTTGTTCAGCGGCATCTGTAATAGCGATGGCAGCAGATGAATTAATCATGGGAGCTGGATCGATGTTGATGATTCATGAGGCCTCCACAGTTGTATGGGGCAGTAAAACGCTTATGAGAAAAGAAGCCGATATGCTAGAGAAATTAGAAGATGGCATTGTTGATATTTACATGACACGGGCAAATATTGAACGTGAAGAAATTCGTAATATGGTCAATGAAGAAACCTGGTTTAGTGCAAACGAAGCTGTTGAAATCGGCTTTGCCACTACTACTGCAACAACTGTGGAAGACAACACAAATGAAGAGCTTGCACAATTAAAAGCTCAAATGCAATCCATGCAAAATGAATTAAATCAATATAAAAACCAACAAAGAGAGCCTGAACAAGAACCGGTACCTGCAACAGCAGAAAAACGGAACTTGAGCAAGCTCTTTTTAAAATTATAAAAATTGGGGGAAACATATAATGACGATTAAATTCAATAAATCTGAATCATTTAATAAAGCAAAAGCAAAATTAACGGACGCTTTAACTAACGCAGAAAGTACAGAAAAAGAGCAAACGACAGCACTTGAGAATTTCTTTGATGCAATGCAAACGGATGTAATTAACACTGTCCGTAATCAAGTAAATGATGAAATGTTAGATCGTTCTATTCTTCAACAACGTGGTCAAAATGTATTAACGGCAGCAGAAACAAAATTCTTTAATGCTGTTGTACAAGAAGGGGGATTTAAAGACGGTTCTATTCTTCCAGTAACTACACAAGAGCGTGTATTTGAAGACCTAGTTAAAGAACATCCATTGCTTGATGCTTTAGGGCTACAAGATTTAGGTGCTGTAACTAAGTTCATTTATTCTGATGCAACAAAAGCGTATGCATGGGGCGAATTATTCGGTGAAATTCGAGGACAAGTAAATGCAGCGTTCCGAGAAGAAAAAATTGGCCAGCTTAAATTAACAGCATTCGCAGCTATTCCAAACGATATGCTGGATCTTGGCCCAGAATGGGTTGAACGTTATGTTCGAACTTTATTAGTAGAATCTTATTCAGTAGGATTAGAGTTTGGCTTTGTAAATGGTGGTGGATCAGTAGCACATCAACCTGTAGGTTTGATGAAAGATGTAAATGCAACTACAGGTGCGGTTACTGACAAAAAATCATCTGGCACATTAACATTTGCGCCATCTGAATTCGGGGTAGTTGTGGCTGGAGAACTATATGAAGTTGTAAAAGCTTTATCGACTGATGCGAAAGGGAAATCACGAAAAGTTCTTAATAACATTGTAATGGTTGTAAATCCTGTGGATTCAATTGGTGTACAAGCACGTAATACAATTCAAACGGCAACAGGTCAATGGGTAATGGCATTACCTTATAACATTCAAACTGTAGAGTCTGAAGAAGTGCCAGTTGGTAAAGCATTATTCTTTGTGAAAGGTCAATACCTTGCAGCGATTGCTGGTGGATACAAGCTTAAATCGTTTGATCAAACATTAGCGATTGAAGATGCTACTCTTTATACAATTAAACAATTTGCTAACGGGAAACCGAAAGATAATAAAGCGGCTCTTGTTTATGATTTGAAAATTTCTTTTACACCACCAACTCCACCAGCAACTAAATAAGGAATGATGTGAATGGATAAGGTAATTTCGAATGAAATATTACAGCAATTCAAAGATAGGATACGATTAGGTGATGATGAAGACGATAATCTAAGACGCATTTTATTTGCATCTAATAAAGATTTAATTAGGGTTTGTGGTAATTACGATCTTAATAAAGACGAGGTGTTCAAGGAATTAGTCTTTGAACGCTCTCGTTATGTTTATAATGATGCTTTAGAGTACTTTGACAAGAATTTTTTAAGTCAGATTAATAGTTTAAGTATCGAAAAAGCTTTAGAAGAAATCAAACTGGACGGTGAATAAAATGCGTCCTTTTCAATATAAAAAACCACTGAATTCAGGTGATTTTAGAAATCGTATTATTATTGAACAACCTGAAGTAATAAAAGATGAATTGAATCAAGAAGTTGAAACAGGTAATTGGCAGGAAGTTAAAAGAGCATGGTCGATGATAAAAACTGTAAAGGGATCTGAGTATATTGAAGCTTCCGCTTCACAGAGCACACGAATTTATCGGTTTGTAATCCCTTATACAACAGGTATTACAGAATTAATGAGAATTAAAATGAAGGGTCGTATCTTTGATATTATCGAACCGCCAATGAATGATGATGAAATGTATCAAACATTGACTATTATCGCAAAGGAGCATACTTGATATGAATGATTTTGCGAGTGATCTTGCTAGAGAATTACAAAGATATGCGAATGTTGTGGAAGAAAACTTAGAAAATGAAATTGGTGAAGTAGGAGATATTGCTGTAAGTAAATTAAGGCAAAGTGGTCCTAAAAAAACAGGTGCTTATCGTAAAGGTTGGCGTAAGAAAAAAGAGGGGAATGGTGTTGTTCTTCATAATACAAAGGGACAATTAACCCATCTTTTAGAAAATGGACATGCAAAAGTAGGTGGAGGTCGAGTACCAGGGGAAGTGCATATTCGTCCAGTTGAAGAGTATGTAATTGATGAATTGCCAAGACGTATTGAAAGGGTAATAGAATCATGACATTAACATTAGGGGAATTAATAAAAATACTTGAAGCTACAGGTTATCCTGTGGCTTATTCGCATTTCACAGCAACACCAATTAATCCAGTTCCAGCGCCACCTTATATTTGTTTTCTTGTGGACGGTTCAGCAAATTTAATGGCTGATAATAAGGTCTATCACAAGATAAATGATTTAAATATCGAACTTTATACCACAAAAAAAGACTTGGTTGCAGAAGCAAAACTTGAAAAGATTCTAGATGATTTTGAAATTCCTTACGATTCGCCAATTGAAGGAATTATTGAATCTGAAAATATGTATCAAAAAATATATGAAACGAGGATGATATAAATGGCAGAAAATAAAGTTACTTTTGGTTTAAAGGGAGTACGTTACAGCGTTATCACTGAAGATGAAACAGGAAAAATCACATATGGAACTCCAGCTAAATTACCAGGTGCTGTTGAAATGAAATTGGAACCGAAAGGTGAGCAATCAGATTTTTATGCGGACGACAGTAACTATTACACTGAATCAAGTAACCAAGGTTATGAAGGTACATTAAATATCGCTAAAGTCACTGAGGCATTCCGAACTGAAGTGTTAGGAGAAATTCTGGATGAAACTGACAAAGTTATCACTGAAGTTTCAAATGCAAAGATCAAGAGAATTGCTTTGATGTTCGAATTTGATGGTGATGTGAAAGCAACTCGACATTTACTTTACAACGTATCTGTATCACGACCTGGCGCAGGTTCTTCAACAAAGAGCGACAAAACAGAGCCTAATACAACTGAATTAAAATTCGTTGCGGCACAACATCCAGAAAATCAAAAAGTTAAGGTTTCAACAACTGTGGGAACACCAACAGCTATTTATGACGCTTGGTATTCAAAAGTATACGAAAAAGTTGCGGGGGCGTAATTAGATGAAAAAAACAATCACAATTGATGAGAAAGACGTGCTTCTAAAGAGTACAGCCGGTACAGCTATTCGCTATAAGGCGCAATTCAGACGTGATATGTTTGCGGATATCCTTAGTTTAGGGGTGCTTTCTTCATATATTTCAACGGATGGCGACCAAAATAACATTGACCTTTCACAGGTTGATTTAAGTAAATTAGATTTTGAAGTTATTTATAACTTAGTATGGGCATTTGCTAAAACAGCAAATAAAGAAGTTCAAGATCCGTTAACGTGGCTTGATACATTCGGAGAATTTCCGATTGCTGAAATTATTACTGAAATTCAGGACCTAATTAAAAGTACGGTTCAGTCAAAAAAAAAATAACTGAAGATGAACAAGGGCAAGGGAATAACAATGGGAAAGGTAGTTTTTCCGTTGATACATTCCTTGCTCTTTGTTATTCATGCAAACTCTCAAAAGAAGATTTAGAAGATATGACGATAGGTGATTGCTTGGATTATATCGATGAGTATGTTGAATTACGAAATCCGAAGAAAGAACAAGAAAATTCAAGAACAGCTACACAAGATGACTTTAATAATTTCTAAGTAAGTGAGGTGATAACATGGCAGGAAGAATTAAAGGGATAACGATAGAAATTGGTGGAGAAACTACAGGCCTTCAAAATGCGTTAAAAGATGTTAATAAAAAAAGTAGTGACCTATCTAAAGAATTAAAAGATATTGAACGACTTTTGAAGTTCAACCCAGGTAATGTGGAAGCTTTAGCCCAAAAGCAACAATTACTTACGCAACAAATTGAGAATACAACAAAAAAATTAGACAGCTTAAAGTCAGCCCAACAGCAAGTTCAGGCACAATTTGAAAGTGGCGCAATAAATGAAGAACAATATCGGGCATTTAGGCGCGAAATTGAATTTACAGAAGGGCAACTTAATACATTCAAAAACAGTCTTGCAGGATTAAAGGCTGAGCAAGAAAAAGCAGCAAGTTCAACAAGACAATTAGAGACTTTATTTAGCGCCACAGGAAAAAGTGTTGATGATTTTGCGGATGCATTAGGGAATCGTCTTGTGAATGCAATTAAAAATGGTACGGCATCAAGTAGGCAGCTAGATCAAGCTATTGAAATAATTGGAAGGGAAGCGCTAGGAGCTGAAGCAGATATAGGAAAATTGCAACAGGCGCTTCGTTCTATTGATAATGGTAATTCTATTCAAAACATTAGAAACGATTTAAACCAGCTCTCTCAAGAAGCAGAGGAAGCGGGCGAAAGTGTTAAAGGATTAGGCGTTGAGTTAGAAAACGTAGTAGCTGGAATAGGCGCTGGTCTAGGACTTAAAGAAGTGGTCGAACAGGCTCTAAATATGGATGAATTAAAGACAAAAATCGATATTACCTTTGATGTTCCAGAATCATCGAAAAGAACTGTGGAAGACGCGGTCAGAACTGTTTCTAATTATGTTGGTGATACAGAAGAAGCTTTAGAAGGTGTACGTCTACAATGGGCCTTAAATAAAGAAGCGTCTGATGAATCTAATGCGGCGATAGCAAAAGGAGCAGCTGTGATTTCTAATTCATATGCAGATATTGATTTTAAAGAATTGATACAAGAAACAAATGAAATAGGCAGTGAATTAGAAATTTCTAATGAAGAGGCGTTAGGTCTAGTTAATTCCCTATTAAAAATAGGATTCCCGCCGGGGCAACTCGATATTATTGCTGAATATGGTGCTCAGCTACGAAGAGTTGGTTATACAGCGCAAGAAGTGCAAGGTATTATGACAAGTGCAACTTTTCAAAAATCACATAATATTGATAATTTATTAGATGGTCTAAAAGAAGGACGTATTCGAGCTGTTGAGATGGGACGCGGATTAAATAATTCCATGAAGGATGCTATCCGCGATGTTGTGGATGATACTGAAAAAATGTCTGATGAACAGATATCAACAATGCAAAAAGGATTTGCTAAACAAGAATCTGCACTAGCAAATTCATTTAGTAATCAAGAAAAAGCTCTTTCTAAAAGTCATAGTCAAAGGCAAAACGCATTAGCTAAAAGTCTTGATGCTGAATACAATGCAGTTTCTAAAAGTTATGAAAATCAACAAAAGAATTTAGAGAAGAAACTTAGTGCTGAATATGACGCAGCATCAAAAAATTATGATAGACAACAAAAAGCACTTGAGAAATCACTCGAAGCGGAAGTTAAAGCATTCGAAAAGTCATCTGAACAGAAATTAAAGCTCATCGATAAAGAATACATGGAACGCATGAAATTAATCGATGAGGAAAAATATAACCGTCTCAAATCGGTAGACGATCAAATTAATTCTTTGGATGCAAAAACAGCAGCTGAAGATAAATATTTTAAAGATCGTGAGAATGCTGAAAAACGTGCTGATCTAAAGGTTAAAATAAGCAAAGCGAAAAACGAAGAAGAACGACAGGCGGCAATCAAATCATTACAAGAACTTGAAGAGAAAATGCGCTTGGATAAAATACGTGAAGAACGTAAGAGTCAAATTGATAGATTAAAAGAGGAAAAAGACGGTATCAAAGAAGCTTCTGATGCAAAGAAAGAAGCGCTGAAATCAGAGATTGATAACCGAAAAGAACAAGTTAAAGAGCAAATAAACAACGAAAAGGAAGCTCTGAAAGAACGACAGCAGGAACAAAAAGAAGCTTTCCAACAAAGTAAGCAAGAGAATTTAAAGGCTATCAGTGAATCAAATAAAGCGCAACTCGATTCGTTAAGAGAAGTTAATCAAGCTAATTTATCTGCTTTAAAAGAAAATCATAACGAACGGAAACAAGCATTAAGTGAGCGTTTGAGTGATGAAATGGACGCTGTTCGCGAATCGCATAGAGCTGAGTTAGAATCTTTTAAAGAAATGAATGCAGAGAAACTCGAGCTTGCGAAAAATCCACCTGATAGCGCAGCTGTAAAAGAAATATTCTCTCAACTGGAAGGTTGGGGAAAAGCAATTGCTAAAGGCGGTGAAGAAGGTAAGCAGGCATTTGTAGATATGGTTAAATGGCTAAATAATATCGATGATGCTGCTTTACGTGAAGCGATTGGTGTACAAATTTTCGGTACAATGTTTGAAGACCAAGGTCAAAAAATCATAGATACAATATTGGAAGCTGAAAAAAATCAAGGTAATTTAAAAAAAGGAATAGACGATTTACAACAAGCCGTAAATAAAACGGATGATTCCGGAATTATTAAATTAAAAGAAGCAATGAAAGAGCTAAAAGAAGCTCTTGAACCAGTGTTACTTACAGTAGCCGACATCGTTTCTAAAATAACTGAATTTATTCAAGCTCACCCAGTATTAGCGGCCGCAATAGCAGGGATAGTTACTGCATTAGGAATAGTTATTGGTTTGTGTGCAGCTCTTACTCCATTAATCTTCCTAGCTACAGGTGGAACCATGACTTGGGCAGGAGCTTTGGGTGTTCTAACAGGTATTTTTGGATTTTTAACTGGTCCAATTGGTTTAGTGATTGCCGCAATCGCAGCGTTAATTGCCATATGGGTATTATTCGGCGACAAAATAATGGCTATATACAATGAGTATTTTAAACCGACAATAGATCAGATAGTATCCATAATCACTGAAACTTTGCAACCAGTATTTGAAAAAGGATTCACAATCATAAAAGATATTGTTCAAGATGCATTTGATATTATCAAACGTGTTTGGGAAGAAATACTCTCACCTGTATTTTCAAAAATTTCATCATTTATCGAAACAGTTCTGTTACCAGCTTTTAAATTTGTATTTAGTGCTATTGGTAGTGTTGTATCAGATGCATTTGATGGAATAAAAGTTGTGTGGGATACGGTTTTAAAACCTATTTTAAATGGGATTATCAATTTCATTTCTGGTGCTTTTTCAGGAGACTGGGACAAAGCTTGGAAAGGAATTGTGAAAATTTTCGATGGTGTTTTCAATGGAATAGAACTCGCGGCGAAAGCGCCAATAAATGCCGTTATTTCAATGATTAATGCATTAATTGAGGGTATTAACAGTATAGATATGCCGGATTGGGTCCCGTTTGTCGGTGGTGGGAAAACTCATATCCCTACAATTCCAATGTTAGCAACTGGTGGACATGTTCTTGGTGATGGATCGTTTATTGCTGGTGAAGCTGGGCCGGAGTTATTTACTAAAAGAGGTAATCGTGTATCTGTTACACCATTGTCCTCAAATGAAAAATCACTTGGTATTACTGGCACTATGAGCCGATTAATTGGCGATATGAGTTATTCGATGGCTAGTTCAATGAAAGAGTTATCCGGCCTGAAAAGTGTCATGAGCAATGTATATGGCAGTCTGGCTAACAGTTCAGAAGCGATGAGTAGAAATGCTAGTCAAAGAACTGCGGATGACAATTCTTCTGCAAATGCTAATAAATCAGATTCATATAACTTCGCTGATATGTTTAGAGGTTCTACTTTTGTAATTAGAGAAGAAGCCGATGTACAAAAATTAGCAGTCGAATTAGGTAAACATATTAAGACATCAGGGAGAAGGGTGGGGCAATTATGAGTTTAACTATAGATGGGAAAAGACTAAATGAATTAAGTTTAGCTCTTTTACCAGGATTTCAACATCCAGCCGCTCCACCAATTCGTGATTATACAGTCTCTATCCCCGGTCGTCCTGGTGCTTATTACTTTGGTTCAGACATAGATCCTTTAGAGTTTAAGTTACCATTAATCATTAAACCACAAGAAGATAGATATAAATTATCAGCAGCTATCAGAAAAATGGTAGCTACTTTTATTGACCCTCATGGTAAACCCAAGGAAGTAAAACTGATTTATGATTACGAACCTGATAAATATTATCTGGCTCGATACAGTGGTTCGCTTTCAATTGATCGTTATTTTAGGATGGGTAAGTTTGAATTACCTATGATAGCTTATGAACCTCATGCATTTTCAATATGGAACAGTACAGATGAAATACGTTGGCAGGATATGATTCCTTGGATGTCTGATATTCCAATTGGATATAAAGGATCATCTTATGAAGTTAAAGGTCCACAGACTATAAACGCTGATAATTGGGGTTCTAAAGTTATTCGTCCAGTTATTGAAATTAGTGGTAATGCTGATAATTTAACGTTCACCGTAAAAGGTGAGCGTTTTTCTTTGGGGTCTTTTACAAATTCTTCGTTTTTAATTGATTCAGAACGATACGCAGTGATTAAAAATGGACAGAACTTCTTATTTCAAATGCAAGGGAACATAGAAAAATTAGAGTTAATGCCAGGCGCTAATGCAATACAAATAGGCGGTTCAAACCTAAATATAAACATTGCATTCAAATACCGCGCTAAATATATATAAGGTGGTGACGTAAATGGCTGATGCGCCTAAGTTACAAGGAACAGAAAAGCTTGGTGAGAGTTATTACAAGATTAATATGGGGATTGATAATGCAAATGAAGCATTAAAAAAATCATATAATGCTGAAAGTAAATCTAGTACTGCTATTAACATAGCTAGTACTGCTGGTAATACCGCTAGTACTGCTGTCAATAAAGCTGAATCTGTACAAAAACAATTAGATACTATTGTCGTAAATGGAGATTCATCCGTTGAAGCAGCGCAAGCACGAACAGACGTAAAAGGCGAAACTTCTTCTTCGTTAAAATTACGTTTAGATAAAGAACAAATAAAAACTGAGAATTTATCAGATCGTTTAAAATATATCGCTAACGCAGACAATCCTTTAATCATCGCCACATACGATGGATACAATCAAACGACGCATCCCAAAGTGGTGTACTTCGAAAATGGTTGGAACGGATGGAAGTATTGGATGGCTCATACTCCTTATCCATTCTCGAATGATAAATATGAAAACCCTAGTATATCCGTATCAAACGATGGGATTAGTTGGACAGATCCTAAAGGTTTATTAAATCCGATAGATCAACCTACAGCCGACGAAATTACCGATAAATATCACATGAGTGATACGCATTTATTATTTGTAAATGGGAAATTGGAATGCTGGTATCGATTTAATAAAAATGGAGTTATAGATCAAATTTTACGTAAGACCACAACAGATGGAATTACTTGGAGCACCAGAGAAGTTATGTATACCCTAAGCGGTTGGGATATGGCGCTTTCTCCAGCGATTGTGCACGATGGTTTTAGGTATAAAATGTGGTATATTACCGGGAATTTCGAAATTAAATATACAGAATCAGACTCTGGATTTTCTTGGGGACCATTGCAAAATGTGACCATTAAAACAGGTAGCAAATCGTATAGAGCTTGGCATCTTGATGTGATTCAAGAGGGAAGAAATTATGAATTATTACTAGCTGCTGGAGACAGTTCGTTACCACTTGAAAATGATCGGAAGGAGCTATTGCATGGTGTATCGGTTTCGCCAACTTACTTCGAATTAGAATCCATTTTAAAGCCTACTCCGGCGGAAAGTGGAAAGTGGGACAATTATTATTTATACCGTTCTTGTATTTTAAAAATTGGTACTCATTATAAGATATTCTATGCCGCTATGAATCAATTAAAAAGATGGCATATTGGACTTTCTGAGAGTGATGATATAAAAAAACTAACTGGTTTTATTTCAAATAATATGGACGGCGATATAGTAAACGTAAATGACATTGTATTGAACAAAGGAAATAAATACTATATGTCCAAGACAAAAGCATCTTATGTAGACAGTAAGGAAATCAAATTAGTCGAAGAAGGTGTCTCTGGAGTCCGAGTAAGAATTGATAGTGCTGCTGATACCGTAGCGATAATGAGTGATGATGGAAAGCGTAATGGTAATATTAAAGCAAATAAATATACTTCAGGATTATCAGAGTTTGTAGGAAATCTATTGAAGTTAGTTAATTCCGGCGTGTCGGGTGTAAGAATAAGGGCAGGTAGCAAAAAAGATACATTAGAGATTCGCAGTGATAATGATTCGCTAGCTGGAAATGTGGAAGTGAATTACGCTTACGTGAATCAATTGCTTCCACAGACAGGTGATACTGTTATAGCGAAAGGCACTTTTCAAGTAAATGATGGAAGATTAAAAATTGTAAAACCAGGTGTTAATGGAGCAGGAATTGCAGTAGGCTCAAAAGCTTCTTCATTACAAATTGTTGACGATGCTGGAGTTCGCTTTGGACTTTTAGAATTAGCTGGATTGATGTTTCAAGGTGGGGTAGAAGTTCCAGAAGTCGGTGGGGCAGTCCGTTATAATGCATCCACAAAAAAACATGAGGGTTATGATGGAGTGAAATGGAACGCGTTTTATTAGTAACAATTGAGGTGATAAATTGCTAAAACTCTACAACAAACAAATGCAGCTCAAGGCATATCTTGAAAATGCATATAACATAAAGTACAGCCCGCCACTCAATGAACTTTGGACGGCGGGTTTTTCATTACCATTTACTGATCCAAAGCGAGAAGAAATTGAAACGTTTGATTATGTGGAGATATTTGATAACGGTAAACGTATCGGTATGTTCCGTATTATGGACAGTCAAGAAGAAAGAGAAGTACATGAAAAAATAATAACTTATGACTGCGAGCACGTTTTATCTACACTAATGGATAGCGTGCTTTTTGGTTATCACGAAAGAATTAATTTAACCACAAGGCAGAATATTGAGTATCTCCTTAGCAAACAAAGAATCAAGCATTGGAAACTTGGTCAATGTGATTTCACAAAATACTTTTCATATAGTTGGGAAAATGAAGATACGTTATTAGGTCCGATATATAGCATTCCGAAGCCATTTGATGAGAAATTCCAATGGACATGGGATGATTCATCTTATCCTTGGACATTAAACATTGTCCGATATTCTGAAGAAATTACGGGTGAACTTCGATATCGGAAGAATATGAAAGGTATTAAGAGAAAAGTAGAAGCTAAAGATGTTATGACTAGGATTTATCCGCTTGGTTATGGTGAGGGAGTGAATCAGCTCACAATCAAAAATGTTAACAACGGTATTCCTTATATAGATGCTCCTGAGTTTGTCAGAGAGCTACATGATGGGTTTGATTACATTTGGGTAGATAGAAAGTTCGAGGACCCGAAAACCCTTTACGCTTCAGCACAAGCAATGTTACTAAAAGCGTGTATGCCAAAAGTTACGTATGAAATAGATGCAATTGATTATGAATTGATTGATCCATACAAAAAAGAAAAATATGAGACTGGTAAGTTAGTACGCCTGTATGATGAGGATTTTAATATATCAGTTGATTTACGAGTCATGGACCGTCAAAAAGATGATGTCACTGGTAATCCGCTTGATGTAAAGCTCGTGTTAGAAAATAAGGTAACTGATTTAGGGACAATACAAGCCGATATTGAGAAGCGACAGAGAGTCAACGAAGTGTATTCTCAAGGGACAACGAATATCGATAGTCGTGATTTCCAGGATAATTGTGATCCTGACCATCCGGCTATCATTAGGTTTCAAATACCTAATGATGTTAAGAATGTGAATGAATTATTACTGACATTTGAGATATTAAGATTTAGAGCATACGAGCGCGCTATTATGGGCGGCGGAGCTGTTGTTGCTTCAACATCATCTGGTGGGGCAACAGTTGGTTCAACCCAAGCGGGTGGCGCTAATGTAAGTTCCACAACTTCAGGAGGTGCGACTGTTGGTTCAACAAGTGCTGGTGGTGGTACGGTAAGAGCCTCAAGTGGTGGAGGAGATCATGTTCATAAGATGTTTCATGGTGGGGGAATCGTTCCAGCTGAACCTCCAACAATAGGATTGTATACAGCTTTTTCTGATCCTGGAAGAAATACAGCAGCTTCGTTTTACGCAAAAGGAACTGGGTCTAGCTTCTATACACACGGTTCTAGCGGTGATCATACACACGATATATCGTTGCCAGATCATAGTCATAATATTAGCATTCCTAACCATAGCCATAGTATTAGCATTCCGAACCATACGCATGACATCAGTATTCCGAATCATACACATGATATTACTTTGCCAAATCACACACATGATATCGAATTTGGTATTTTCGAATTATACCAAACCCCTTCAAAGGTAACGATTGAGGTAGATGGGAATACATTACCTTTTGATTCAATAAGAGGACAAGATATTAATTTGATTCCGTATTTAGCAAAGGATTCGGATGGGAAACTTCAACGTGGTCGTTACGTGGAGATTAAAATTACACCAAATAGTTTAGCTAGAATTAACGCTACTGTTACGGGCCGACTGTTTATCCAGTCAAGAAGTGGCGGTACGTATTAAATAAATGATTAAAAATAAAAAAGGAGTTGGATAACATATGCAAACAATTGAAATTCATACACAAGGTGGATTAAAACACACGGTGCAAACTGAAAAATACGATGCACAGGTGCTAAACGAACAATTGAATAGTAATGACCTAATCACCGTGCTTATCTGTGATTTTATTATTCAACGAATTGATGTGAAACGTATTTTACCAGTCAATTTACCTACTGCGGAAGGTACTAAAAAGCTAAAGGTTCATACAAACGGCGGAAAAGAAATTGAGATTATTACAAATGATTATGATCCAATTTATTTAAATGAACAATTAAACAATAGTAATACAATTACAGTCGTGATTGGTGATTATATCTTCTCTCGAATTGATGTAAAACAAGTTGTCCCAGTAAAGGAAGAACCGAAAGAACCAGAACTACCACCTGTAACTGAACAGCCAGGAGGAACTGGTGAACAAACGGAACCTAAAGAGCAGTTATAAGCTGGTCTTTTTATTTTGAATAAAGGAGTGTATTAAATGTTTAATCCGTTTAATAAGTCGTTAGATTTATATACGCCAGACGTAGCGAAGGAAAAGAAGATTGTATTACTTGCCGTTACAAGAGAAATGTATAATGCATTTCGAGATCGCTTTGATAAATGGGGTAATAAAAATGTTGTTGTTTACTATGGCAGATTTGAAGAACTAGGACGAATTGATTGCCTTGTAAGTCCTGCAAACTCATTTGGTTTGATGGATGGTGGAATGGATAAGCTGATTATCGATTATTTCGGAAAAGACTTAGAAAACAGAGTGCAACAGCATATAATTGATAATTTCATGGGAGAACAACCCGTAGGAACGAGTTTTACTATTGAGACAAATCACAACATTATTCCTTATTTAGCTCATACACCTACAATGCGGTTACCACGTGACATTTCAAGTACAATGAACGTATTCTTTGCTATGAAGGCTATGTTAAATGCTATTGGAACAAATCCTAACATCAAAACTATAGCTGTGCCTGCACTTGGGGCTGGTACAGGAAATGTTTCTCCTTCAGAAGTGGCAAGGCAAATGGAAAAAGCATATGAGTATTTCATGTTGCGCCCTAAAAAAATTGATGTTCAGTTTGTTTATGAAAGAACAGTTATCAGCGAAGGCTATAACGGTTTTTCTAAACATACCGCTGGTGGCGGTTCAATTATTAGCACAAAGTCTAATGATGATGGAAAAGTATTTTAACAAAATACGGCCTTTGTATGGAAATTCTTGCGATGCATTCACCATGAATAAGGTTGTCTCATACCATGTAGAGATTGCTTTATTAAGATTATAAAAGGATGTGAATGTATTGGAAGATGTATATGCAAAAATCGACAGTTTAAAAACAGAACAAAAAGAAATTATGCGAGATATTCGTAATTTAGAAACTCGGACAACAATTAATGAGAAAGACATCACTACAATTAATAAGCAATTAGAAAAGATTAGCATGAATACAACTTGGATTTTACGAATTATTATTAGCGCAATCACCATGTCGGTTTTAGGTTTAATATTAAAAGGGCTGATTTAAAATCTTAAAATAAAAGTACTTATTGAGAGAGGGACAAGTGTCTCTCTTTTTATTTTGAAATGAGGTGGTCAAAGTGGAAGGGTTACAGGAAGTGAGAAGCGATGTTCAAGAAATAAAGCAAGAAATTAAAGAAATAAGATTAGAAGTTAAAAGCCTAGAAATACGAACAACGGGTAACGAAAAAGACATTATTAATATCACTAAACAGTTAGATAAGATTGGCGCTAATACTACCTGGATATTACGCCTTATTGTGGGCGGACTTGTTGGGGCAGCACTGACTTTCTTAATGAGAGGAGGTGGTATGTAATGTTTGAAATTACAGTAATGATTGGCATGGTAATCGGTCTATCGCAGATTACCAAAACAATTGGATTACAAACAAAATACGTTCCGTTATTAAATTTAACGCTTGGCATTGTGCTAGGCGTTTTATTTTTGGACGGAGATATCAAAACAAATGTATTTCAAGGAATCATCATTGGATTGTCAGCAAGTGGACTATTTGACCACACAAAAATTATGAAAAAGGATGTTGATGTAAAATGAAAAAAACATTAAAAAATATTTCTTCCGTAGCATTTGCTGTTATCTTATCTTTATCTGTTGCAACAAGCGCTTTTGCGGATAGAATGCTTATTATTCCTGATTTACCGAAACAACCATACCGTTATGGCGTTGGTGCATATGAAGGTGTTGTAGCTCATTCTACAGCAACTCCAGAAGCGCCAGCTATTAACATTCAAAAATATGAGTCTCGTACATGGAGAAATGCATTTGTTCACTATGCAGTAGATTGGGACGAAACAATCCAAATTGCGGATACAAAGTATATTGCTTATGGTGGTGGACCAGGAGCAAATAAACGCTTTGTACATGTTGAACTTTGCGAAACAGCAGATTACGATAAATTCAAACGCAGTTATGATAAATACGTGAAGCTACTTGCTAAAATCCTACGTGATCGTGGTTTATCTGTGGAAAAAGGATTATGGACTCACTATGATGTAACTAAATATCTTGGCGGAACAGATCATGAAGATCCACTTGATTACTTAAAGTCTCATGGCGTTTCAGAAGCTCAATTTAGAGCGGATGTGCAACGCGCATACAATAATGCTAATGTAGATGTTTCTGTACCTGACAAGCCATCTAAACCATCAGAAGTTCCAACAGCTGTAACAGATGGTATCGCTTATATTGAAGGATACAATGTGAATTTACGTAAAGGACCTGGTACAAGTTATTCTAAGATTCGTCAGTTAAATAAACCAGAATCTTATGTTGTCTGGGCTGAAAAGGATGGTTGGTTAAATCTTGGTGGAGAGCAGTGGATTAAGAACGATCCATCTTATGTGAAGTTTAATAAAAAGAGAGCAGTGGATTTTTCTATTGTAGGGAAACGCGTTGTATCTAAAGTTAACAATCTACGTTTCTATGATGCTCCATCTTGGCAGGATAAAGATGTGGCTGGTTCTGTAGGTGCAGGATTAGGATTTACAATTGATGCGAAAGTAAATGTAAATGGTTCACCACAATATAAAGTTCACAATAGTAAAGGCAAAACATACTATGTAACAACAAATGAAGCCTATGTGTATGTGAAGTAA